ATCAATCCGGCGGGGCTCCCGAGCTACCTGATCCCGCTGCACACAACTACCCAAATCGAGACGGAGGGATAGCGATGCCTTTTCGAGACGATCGGCTTGGTCCGGGGACGCTCAAGCTGGGACCGACTGCGAGCGGCGTGGAGTATGGATTCCAGGTCTCCGCGCTCGCGCTGACGCCGGCATTTTCGACCACGGACGGCACGCCTACGCTGGCCGTGCCCGATCCCCCGCCCGAGAGCAAAACCGATTACACGCTGGACGGATCCGCGATCAACGATTTCACGGATCCCGCCGGCCTCCAGCGGTTCTGTTTCGACAACGATGGCCAAGAGATGGAGTTCGAGTGGATCCCGATCACGGCATCGGGGACCACGCTGGCGGGGACGGTGCAGCTCGCAGCATTCCCGATCGGCGGCAAGGTCGGCGAACAGCTCGTAACGGACTTTTCGTGGGCGTGCGTGGGCAAACCAACGTGGACGGGGGATCTCCCGCTGGCGGCCGCCACGGAGGGGCGCGCCAGCCGGAAGGGGGCGGCTGCATGATCGCGGAGCAAACCGAGCTCGTGCCCGAGACGGCCGCGGATCGCGTCGCGAAACTCCGCCGCGGTCTCGAGCTGGCCGCGGACAAGGCGGACGAGCGGGTGGAAAAAGCGGAGGCAAAGGCGGCCGCCGCGCGGGTGGCGCTCGAGGAGTTCGACGCGACGATAGCCGCGGTCGCGCTCGAGGCGGCGGGACCATGATCGAGATCCGGGGGGTTATCACCTACGCGGACGGGCGGACGGAGGCATACACGGGGGCGCAGCGCGAGCTCGCGGCGTGGGAGCGATACGCGCTCCGCCACGGCCTCCCGATCCCCGGACCAAACGCGGAAGGGATCATGCAACACACAACCGGCCGCTACGTCGCGTATGCGGCCGTGCACGCGGACCAGCCGCCGGCCACGTGGCCGGACTTCGATACATGGGCGGCCGGCGTGCTCGAGGTGACGGGGGATCTCGAGGGCGAGCCGGGAGTGGCGGGGAACGGGAGCGGCGTGGTCCCCCCTACCCCGCGGGAAGTGTCGGCCGAGTAGTGGCCGCGCTCACGATCGCCACGGGGATCCCGCCGGCCGTGCTGCTCGAGCTGGAGCCGATCATGCTCGCGACGATTCTCGAGCTCGTAGACGAACGGGCGCAACGTGTCCGGTAAACCTCCGATCACGATCGACGCGAGCGGGCTAGACCAGCTCGGGCGGGGGCTCGATCGGATCGAGCGATCGCTACGCGATGAGAGCGGCGGCCGGCTCGGGAGCGCGGCCAGCTCGAGCGTGGCGACGCTGGCGCGGGAGCTCCGCGCGAGCGCGGCGCACAGTCGCACCCCGCAAGCGCGGATCGTGGCGGACGCGATCACGATCGGCCGCGGCCAGCTCGCGATCGGCGGCGGGGAGGGCGTGGGATCTCGAGGCACGGCGGCCGGCGTGCTGGTATGGGGCTCCGAGCACGGCGGAGAGCATTTTGGCGCGGCTCGCGGGGGGAGCTACTGGATCGCCCCCGCGGTGGAGCGGGTGCGGGGCGGGAGTGCGCCACGGATCTATGAGGCGGCGGTGGCGGGGATCCTGCGAGACGGGGGGCTGTAGTGGCCGGCATCGCGAATGTCGTTATCAAGATCACGGCGCAAACCGCGGACGCGGTATCGGGGATCGGGAAGGTAAACGGCGAGCTCGGGAAAACCCAAACGAGCGGCCAAAAATTCGCGGCGGGGATCCAATCGGCGGCGATCCCCGCGGCCGCCGCGCTGACGGCGCTAACCGCGGTCGCGATCAAGAGCGCGAAAGCGGCGGCGGAGGATCAAGCCTCCCGCGAACAGCTCGACTCGCAGATACGGCGGCTAACCGGGGCGAGCGATAGCGCGCTGGCGGCCAATGAGGCGTGGATCGACTCCACGAGCCGATCGGTAGGGATCATGGACGATGAGCTGCGGCCGGCGCTGGCGGGGCTCGTGCGCGCGACCGGAGACGTGACAAAAGCGCACGATCTCATGCGGCTGGCGCTCGATACCAGCGCGGCCACGGGGAAGCCGCTGGCCAGCGTGACGGCGGCGCTCTCCAAAGCCTACGGGGGCAGCTACGGGGCGCTCACAAAGCTGGATCCGGCGCTCAAGAGCGTGGCCACGAGCGGCGCGAAATTCGCGGACGTTCAAGCCGCGCTCAACAAACAGGTGGAGGGCGCGGCCGCCGGCCATGCGGAGACGGCCGCCGGCCAATACGCGAAAATGCAAGTGTCGATCGCGGAGCTGCAAGAGTCGATCGGCTATGCGCTGATCCCCGCGCTGGAGGCGCTATTGCCCTCAGTGGTCGCGGTCGTGAACGTGATCGGCGGCCATACCAACGTGATCGTGGGATTCGCGGTGGCGGTGGCCGGCCTCTCCGCGGCCGTGCTGGTCGCCAATTTCGCGCTCAAGGTCGCGGCCGTGGTCACAAAGGTCTACGGGTTCGCGGTGAAAACGATGGCGGGAGAGACGAAGCTGGCGGCCGCCGCACAGTGGCTTTGGAATGCGGCGCTGACGGCGAATCCGATCGGCCTCGTGGTCGTGGCGCTGGCGGCGCTGGCGGTGGGGATCGTGATCGCATACCGGCATAGCGCCACGTTCCGGTCGATCGTAAACAGCGCATTTTCCGCGGTCGCGGCGACGGCTCGCACGGCGTGGTCCGCGATCTCCGCGGTGGGGAGCATGATCCGATCACTTGCGGGGCTGGGAGGGGCGCTGCGATCGGGGCTGGTCTCCGCGATGAATGCGATCGCGGGGGCGATCCAAACCGTTGTGGGGTGGGTGGAGCGGCTAATCAGCGCGATCGGGCGGATCCATTTCCCGCATATCCCCTCGATCCCCGGACTGAACGTGGCGGGGCTCGGCTACGGCTACGGCGGCGTGGCGACGCCGGCCGGCCTCTCCAGCTCGAGCACGGGCGGCGGGTTCCGATCCGGGCCGAGCTACGTGATAAACGTCTCCGGAGCGATCGACCCCGAGAGCACGGCGATCGCGATCCGGCAAGCGCTCGAGCGGTACGATCGGCGGCGCGGCCGCGGGTTCCGGGCGGTGCAACCGTGAACGAGCTCCAGGCGCTCGGGCTCGAGCGGTATGTGCCGGCGATCACGGTGGAGATCGCGGGATCCCCGATCGCGGCGGATCTCGTGGTGGCGGATCTCACGATCCGATCGGGGCGCACGCGGGCGGAGGATGGCATCTCCCCCGCCACGGCGACGCTCGAGCTCTTGACTCCAGCTCCAGCCGGCGGATCGATCTCGATCGGGGATCTGGTCGTGGTCGGCGTGGATGGCCGGCCACGGTTTACGGGGCGGATCTCGGAGATCACGAGCGCGACCAGCTCGAGCGGCGGATCGTTGTGGACGGTCGTGGCGGCCGGCGGCTCCGCCCGGATGGGGCGGATCCTCGTGGATCTCCCGCTGGCGGCGGCCAGCGCATCGGGGCGCGCGATCGCGCTACTGGAGGGCGCGGGGTACGTGGCGGACGTGCGTGGCGGCGATGGGATCGGGCTGGCCGCCTACGGCGAAGCTGGCGACGCTCCCGTGACGCTCTCGAGTGTCTTGGACGCGATCGCGAAGGATACGGGGGCGGTGATCGCGGACCAGCCGGACGGCTCGATCCTCGTGCAGTTCTTGGATAGCCGGCTCTCGGATGATCGATTCACCCCGGACCCCGCCCAAACGCATGTAGACGTGGAGTGGGTGCAGTCGGATGACCTCGTGAACGACTGCACGGTGGAATACGCGGGCGGCGCGGTCCAAGCGGACAATGCGGACTCGATCGCGCGGTGGGATCCCCATACGCTGCGACTGCAAACGGGGCTGGCGGACGCGGCCGGCGCTACCACGCGCGCCACGTCGATCGTGGCGCGGCTCGGCTCCCCGGTTTGGGAGTGCGGCGCGGTGGAGACGTGGGATCCGCTCGTGCTCGAGCACGAGATCGGCGCGGTCGTGACGCTCGCACCCCTGCCGGCGAGCTCCCCCGTGGGCGGCTCGTGGAGCGGCGTGCTCGAGGGCTGGACGGATCGCTACACGCCGGCCGCGGACGGCACGGGGGAGCTGGCGGCGAGCTGGCAGCTCGCGGTGTCGGATCTCTTGCACAGCTCGGAGTCCGTGGTCTGGATGGACGTGGACGCGGATCTGCGGTGGATGGACGTGGATCCGGCGTGCTCGTGGTCGGAGGCGGTCTCAAACGAGAATCTACGGCCGCCAGCGGCGGCGGGGGTGATGGGATGAGCGTGCTAGTCGATCCGCGCGGAGCCACCCCTGGGGGGCTCCCCTATCCGGAGGATTCCGATCCGGTCGTGGCCGGCGCGCAAGCGATCCGCGCGCTGGCGGAGGCGGCGGAAAATAAGCTGATCGGCGGGAGTCCGCAAAGCGTCTATGAGGCGCTGCGGAATCTGGGGACCACGCCGGCTCCGATCGCGTGGACGTATCCGCCCGAGTTCGGCGTGGGGAGTCTCCAATACACGCCGGCCAACAATATGCTCCAGATGGTGGCCGTGACGGTCCCCCACGCCTACTCGTGCGTGGGCGTAGGGATGGTGACCCATGCGGTCGGATCCGGCTATCCGGGATCGGTCTACAACGGGTGCGGGCTCTGGCAATACGCGGCGAACGGGGATGCAACGTTCCTGCGAGACACGGGGGCGAGTAACGGCGCTATGTGGACGGTGCTCGGGCTGAACCTGCGGCCGTGGGTGACGCCGATAACGCTCACTCCGGGCGTGGTCTACTTGGTCGGATTCACCCAACAATCGAGCGTGCCAAATATGGCGGCGATCCGCGGGCTCGGTGGATCGCAGGCAAACGCGACGATCCCGACCAATGCGCTATTCCAGCGCTCGGTCGCGGTGGCCGCTCCGGGATCGACGCAAGCCGCGGTGATGAAAACGTGGCCGGCGGCGAGTCTCGTGCCGCAAGCCAACCTCCCGCTGATGGTGCTGTACGGGTGAATCGGCGCTCCGTGATCGGCGCGATCGCGCAAGCCGCCGCGGCGGCGTTCGCGGGTGCATTCGTCGCGAGCATTGTGGAGCCGCCGGCCGGCGCGAAGTGGCTGGCGCTGGCCGCCGCGATCGCGTGCGGCGCGGTCGCGGTATGGGCGCGATCGCGGGGGGTGGCGGCGTGATCTATCGGGAGCTCACGTGGCGCGAGCGGTTCGCGGCGTGGTGGCATCGGCGCGGGATCCTGCGGCCGAGCTATCCGCCGGCCGCCGATCCCGAGCTCGAGCCGGCCGGCACGCTGGAGCTGGACGGGACTCCGTGCCGGCAGGGGGGGGAGCTCGAGTGGCGCTAAAACGCGAGTGGATCCCGAGCCCAAACTACTCGAGCCGCGGCGGCACGCCGGTTCGGCTCGTGGTCGTGCACACGGCGGAGGGCGCGCGCACCTATCGGGAGCTCGGCAACTACTTTGGCAGCTCCAGCTCGCAAGTCTCGAGCCACGTGGGGATCGACGACACCCCCGGAAAAATCGGGGAGTACGTGCATCGGCCGGACAAGGCGTGGTGCCAGGCAAACGCTAACCCGTTCTCGATTTGCGTGGAGCTCTGCGGGTTCGCGGCGTGGAGTCCGGCGGAGTGGGATCGGCATCCCACGATGCTCGAAAACTGCGGCCGCTGGATCGCGGAGGAATGCCGGCACTACGGGATCGCGATCCAAAAGCTCTCCGCCAGCCAAGCGCAAGCCGGCGCGCGGGGCGTGGTCGGCCATGCGGATCTCGGGTGGGCTGGTAACGATCACTGGGATCCGGGCCCGAGTTTTCCGTGGGGGCGCGTGCTCGATATCGCGCGGGGCGGCTCGGGTGCGACGGAGCCCACGTGGACGCCGGCCGCGATCGCGCTCGGCCTCGAGCCGGCCGGCGTGCCTACTTCCATTCGATCGATCGGAGACAACGTGCCACCGGAATACATCGTCAAGAGCAATCACCCGGACGCGAAGGGGACCGGCGGCTACTACGCGGTTTATCCGTCCGGACTCGTGCGGCGGATCGGCGCGACCGAGCGCGATTTGCTCAACGACAACTACGGGGTGGGGATCAAAAACATGGATGAGAAGGATTCGGGGACGCGGCTGTTTGAGCAGGATCTCGCGCTCCGCGGCCGGCTCGAGAAGCGCGACTAGGTATATGCTCGAGCTCGCGACGGTCCCACGGCTGGTCTGGATCCTCGTGATCGCGATCCTCGTGATCGTGCTGATCCGCTTGATCGTGGGCCTCCTGAGGGTCTGACGTGCTGCTAACCGTGGTAGCCGCCGCCGGCCTCGTGGCTGGCCTCTTTGCCGCTCTCGTGCTCGGCCGGCTCCAGCTCGGCCGCCGCCGCGGCCGCCGGCACCCGCCGGCTATCTGGATTCACGATCCCGCCCGTGGCGGGAGTCCGGGCCGGCGGCGGGGCTCTTGAGTTCCCCGCCGCCAGCTACTCCGGAGGCCTCCGATCGGATCCGTGGTGTCCGAGCCGGCGGCTTTACTCACTCGAGCTCCGGTCTCAACGGAGCCCACTTACTACCCTCGAAAGGTGGCGCATCAATGCCGGATGCTCGAGAGCAACAAAACCGTACCACGAAGCGCGGCCGCACAGATTGCAAGGTAAACGAACCTTCACGATCGGAGCGGCGCGATCGCGGAAACCGCCACCCGCCCACGCGGCCAGCGTGGACGCGGCACGCGCGGCTCGTGGCGCGGCGGGTGGGCTCGGATCCCCGCGACCGGACAACCGACCATACGGCGCGGCTCGTGCTCGAGTACCTGGGGAGAGTGTTCGCGCGGGGCGGCGGGTGGAATCCGCGTGGAGCTGCGATCACCCGGAGCATGATCGCGCGGGAGCTCGGGATCACGGAGAAAACCGCGGGGCTCGTGCTGCACGCGCTGGAGCGGCACGGACTGATCCGGCAGGTCTACCGATCGCGGTTTATCGGCGTGGGGAACCTGAAACACCGGATCGCCACGTGGCTCGTGCCCGTGCTAGGCCGCTCGTTTGCCGTAATCGGTAGTCGCTACCGAACAGACTCCAAGAGTCCTTATCAGGGGGGCGGGAAACCCGCCCGCTCCCCCGATTTATGTGTGATTCCGCCCGCTCCACCCGATCCGGAGGATCGGGAATCCTCAGATAGTGGGGATATCCCCTCCGAGATTGCATACCACGCCGGCAAGCTGGCGGAGATGCGCGCGATCGTGTTCGGCACGGAGCGTTAGCGTGCCGGATGGGAGGGCGGCTCCCGTATCGGTGCCCGTGGTGCGGCCGCTGGACGCGACCGGCCGCCGCCGGCGAGTGGTACGGCCGGCGGCCGGCTCGAGTGTGCACGCATCACCCGCATGATCTCGTGATCGTGCCCTATCTGGACCGTTCGCGGAGATCGCGGACAGGAAAACCGAGCGACAAAGGGAAGGGTTAGATATTGCCCGAGAGCTCGGAGCGTGCGAGGATCCCGCACAATCGATCGGATAGGGGGTTTCCGTGGCCACTATCAAACGCGAGGCGTGGACGCCAGCCGATATCGATGCACTACTGGAGATGCGCTCGGTCGGCTCGAGCGCGGCGGAGATCGCGTGGGCGCTCGATCGCACGGTGGCGGCGATCAATACCAAAGTCCACGTGATGGGCGCGACCAGGCGGCGCAGCTCGAGCTCGAGCCCGAGCCGGCGCGGCCGGCGGGGGTAGCATCCGGGGGGATCCCGACCGTGGGACTCCCCGCGCTCGCGGCTGACGTGCCCGCTGCGAGCGCGGGGCGTAACACTCGCGCGGGGGATTCGAGGGGTGGAGCTGGCCGGTAGCGTGGGAGGGCCGGCGGCTCCCACGCTCGAGCTGCGAGCGGGATCACGTTCGCGGCGCGAGCGTGGCCGGCTCGAGTGCTAGGCTCGCGGGGTGGCACAAAGGGGACCCCGCACTATGCGTCCGGGCGGGGGCTCGAGGGATCCGTGGAAACTCGAGTGGGGGGAGAGGGCGAGACGTGGGTGGCGCAGCGTAGTGGCGGCGGGATCGGGCAGCTCCCGAGCAAACAGCGATGGGAGTGGGTGCAGTACCGGCGGCGCGTGGTGCCCGAGCTATGGGAGCGGCAGGGCGGAGTGTGCCCTATCTGCGGGGGCGGGATCGATCTCGGCGTGGATGGGAGGCGGGGGGAGGGGGCGGCAGTAGACCACGTGCTACCCCTGCACGATGGGGGGGAGCTGATCCCCGAGAGCTCCGAGCTCGTGCGGCTGGTGCACGCGCGCTGCAATACGGCGCGCGGCAATCGCACGCGACGCTCGAGCGTGCGAGCCGGCCAGCTCCGCGACCAGCCGGCGAGCGCGCAGCTCGAGCTCGAGCGCGAGCGGCGGCGCAGCTCGAGCTCGATCGATCGCGACGCGGCGCGCGATCGCGCGACGGCCGGCGGTTTTTGTGAACGCGCGATGACGTGTCCCACGTCCGAGCCCTCCGATTCCCCGGAATTCTCGGGGATCGTGGAGGATCACGGCGGAGTTTTCCGGCTCCCGCGCTTGTATGTCGGAAAGCCGGCGGACGTGGCCGGCACCTACGGGGGAGATGCGGCGGAGTGGGCCGGCGATCGGCTCGGGGTGGAGCTGCGGCCGTGGCAACGGTGGGCGCTTGATCGCGCGCTCGAGCACAGGGCGGACGGATCGCTGCGGTGGGGTGTCGTGGTGCTGACGGTTTCGCGGCAGTCTGGAAAATCCGTGATCGGGCGGGTGGCGTGCGGCTGGCGGCTCGAGCGTGGGCCGGCCATCTTCGGGGAGGCGCAAACGGTACTGAGCACGGCCAACAAATTTACGGCCGCGGTGGAGCTCTGGACGCCGGCCGCCTACGCGATGGCGGCGCATCCCCACGCGCGGATCACCTACGCACACGGGACGGAGCAAATCCGGCTGGCGGATACGGGATCGCGCTGGATCGTGCAAGCGGCGAGCCCGCATCTCGGCTACAGCTTGGGCGTATCGCTCGGCCTCGTGGATGAGGCGTGGAACGTCGATCGGACGGCGGTGGAGTCCGGCCTAGTGCCCACGATGCTCGAGCGGGAGAGTCCGCAATTGTGGATCGTTAGCACGGCCGGCGATTCCAGCTCCGATCTGCTCGAGGCATACCGGCAAGCCGGCGTGGCCGGCATGGAGCGGCCGGCGGAGACGCTACTGCTGGAGTGGTCGGCGGAGCCCACGGCCGCGGTGGATGATCCGGCGGCGTGGCGGATGGCCTCCCCGCATTGGTCGGAGCGGCGGCGGCGCTACATCGCGGCGCAGCTCGAGACGCTACCGGAGGCAACGTTCCGGACCCAACTGCTAAACCAGCGGGTGGCGGCGATGGGCGGGTGGCTCTCGCGATCACAGTGGGCGGCCGGCGATCGCACGGGGATCCGGATGCTCGAGGGGGACGCGGCTCCGCGGATCGTGGCGGCGATCGAGCACTCCGAAGATGGCGCGGCATTCGTGCTCGTGCGGACACAACGACAAGGGGCGGAGATCGCGGCGCTCTCGGAGAGCGTGCGAACGATCGATGAGCTCTGGCGGCGCGTGGTGCAGCTCCCCCGATCGGCGCTGCTGCTGGTCTCGGTGGGGTTCAAGGGGCGGCTCCCGCTGGCTCCGTGCGAGTCGCGGCCGGTCGGAGTGAACGAGCTCCGCGGCGCTACGCGGACGGCGCATCGCGCGATCGTGGACGGCGTGCTGATCCACGAGCCCGATCCCGAGCTCGAGCGGCACGTGCTAACCGCGGTCGTGGCCTACGCGGGGGAGAGCGGTCCCGTGCTCTCGCAGCGGCGCTCCCCCGGTCCGATCACACTCGCACGCGCGCTCGTGTGGTGCTTGGGTGCACAATATGAGGTCGGAGACGTGCGGCCAGCTCCGCGCGTGATCTCCGCATAACCGGGGA